CCACCCCAAGCCCAAAAGCCGGCTGCAAGCTTGGCTCCGGTTGGAACGTCTGCTGCTCCAAAACCAAAGCTTCTGGATCGATTCACCTCAGCCCTCAAAGGCAAGAAGATGGGCAAGTCAGAGCTGCCTGAGTCCGAACCCAAAGAGGAGCCAGCGGAGAAGGCGGAAATGGGAGTTGCTGGACCAAGCCCTGCAGGCGCAAGCCCAGGTCCTGCGCCTCTGAACATGCCCAAAGGCGGCTGGTGATAGTTATATTGCAGATCGCAATCTTTGTTTTGCCTTTGTAGGAGAATGATTTAATGGCCCTCTCGCTTACCACTGACAGTGGAACACTGATTATCCCAGGAGCGTACCCCAGCTACAAGGTGCAGACCTCAGCTAATGGTACCGCCGCATCTGGCGTTGTTGTCCTGGTCGGTGAAGCCGAGCAGGGTCCTGACTATTCCCTGGAAGATGACATCGAACTCAACGCGTTCGCTCCTTCTCAGGATTCAGAAGTCATTTCTAAATACCGGAGCGGGCCTCTGGTAGATGCGTTCTTTGCTGCCGCTAATCCAGCCAATGATCCCAACATCATCGGCGGACCTAGCCGTATCGTCCTGGTCAAGACCAACCCTTCAGTGAAAGCTTCGAAGGTTCTTGATCGTTATGATGCAACCGATTACGCGACCCTCGCTGATCTTTCGTATGGTAAGAAGGGTAACCTGATCAACTACCAGGTTACAGCGAAACAGTCAGAAGTCATTCCGACCACTGGATCCTTCGCCTACATCCCCGCTGTTGGTACGCTTGCGTATGCTCTGCGTGTGAATGGCGGCGCTGCTCTCTCTGGCGGAACACTGGGAGCGAGCACTTCACCGACTGCGTTCGTTGCGGCGATCGACGGTCTTGCTGGCGTGGCTGCTTCAGGCGGTGCCGACCGTTCCGCCCACCCGGCTTCTGGCACCATTGCGATTGCTGTTTCTGGTAACGACATCGTTATCACTACCTCGGCTTCACTTGCGGTTACACCCAGCGTTGGCGATACCCTCGTCATCCCCGATGCGTCTGTTGCTGAAGGTACCGCTAACGCCAACGTCGGCGCCTACCTCGTTACGGCTGCAACCGCCACCACGATCTCAGCTCTCAAGCTTTCCGATGCAGCTAAGCCCTCAGCTGTCATTGGCACCATCACCGCTCCTACGGCGGTTGTTGCGACAGCCCTGTCAGGTACGCCCACTAACGACCTGAAGGTCTATTCGCCCGTCACCATCACTCTTGATGCCTCAGATCCTATCGATGGCGTTGGCAAGAGCCTGGAGATCGCCGAGCTGACCTCTGGCACCGATCTTCTGACGCGTTGCTTGTTTGAGCTTGAGGTTGATGATGCAGGCGACGAGGTCGCTGTATCGTGGCTTTCAACCGCAGCGTCCCCTCAGCTTCTGTCCTCAGCTTCAGAGTACATCGCGACTATTGCGATCAACCGCCAGTCAGACCAGGTCTCTGAGTCTCTTTCGGCCGGTGGCGATGTTGCATTGAAGCTCAGCTATGAGGGCACCACCGCCTCCATGGTTATCGATGACGACACACTTGTGGTTACCGTTGCTGGTGGTTCGGGCAGCTCACTGTCCCTTGACCTCAGCGACTACGTCACGATCAATGACCTTGCTACCTACATCAATTCACAGGTTGGTTACACAGCTGAGGTTGGCTCAGGTATCCTTAGCCTCGGCGAACGTACCTCTCTTGATGACGTGACGATGGGCATTGCTTCTTCGCATGGTGCGCTCAACGGCCGTCTGAAGGTCGATGCATACAAGTTCTTCAAGAAGATCGACGAAGAGTCTTCCCTCGTTGAGCTGCAAGATGCTGCTGGCGATGTCGTCAAAGCGAACTCTGGCCTTCCTGCTCCAATGGCTAACGTCCAGTACCTCGCCTCTGGCGCTAAAGGTTCAACGACTGCTGCTATCGTTGCCGCTGCAATGGCTGCTGTTGAGAAGATCGGTGCGAACTTCCTGGTTCCTTGCTTCTCGCGTGACGCAACTGAGGACATCGCCGATGGTCTCACTGAGTCAGGCTCAACGTATGTGATCGACGACATCAATCTCGCCGCTCGCACCCACGTCAACGCGGTTTCTACCCTCAAGCGTAGACGCAATCGCCAGGCTATCGTATCCAAGAGAGGTACGTTCGCCGAGGCTAAGGCTGCAGCCGCTAACCTCGCTGCGTTCCGTGTCGCAATGGCATTCCAAGACGTCAAGACTCTTGGTCCAGATGGCACCGTGACCCAGAAGCAGCCCTACGTGCTTGCGGCTATCGCTGCCGGTATGCAGAGCGCTGGTGTCTACCGTTCAATCATGGGTAAGGTGGCTAATGTCTCTGGAGCCCTGCAAGCGGAAGCTGACTTCGATGACCGTGATGACACAGACGTTGAAGACGCTCTGCTCTCTGGCCTTCTGGTTCTACGTCGTGAAGCCGCTGGTCCATGGTCATGGGTCAGTGACCAGACAACCTACGGAAGCGACAGCAACTTCCTCTACAACTCGTTGGCGAACGTCTACATCGCCGACACGATCTCCCTGACCACAGCGACACGTGCAGAGAAGGCCTTCAAGGGTCAATCAATCTCTGACGTCCCTGCGGCTCTTGTGAAGTCTTTCATGGAAGCTCTGGGGACAGACTTCCTTCGCCTGAAGTACACGGCTGCCTCAGACGACGCTCCTAAGGGTGTGAAGGACATCAAGGTGACGATCTCTGGTAACGCGGCTAAGATTTCGGCCAATTGGCGCATCAACGGCAGTATCGCCTTCATAACCATTGACTCATTGATGTCGCAAGTCGACCAGTCAGCCTAATTGTATTTGTTTGGTAAGGAGATAGGGTAAATGGCAATTCCAAAGATTTTTGGTGGACACAGGGCGATTTGTTATATCACAAAGCCTGGCGAGCCTATGAAGGCCGTTGGTCTTTTTAGCGATATTTCATACAACCTGACCTACACCGCTGCTCCAGCCGACATCCTCGGTCGCTTCAGCGCTGCTGAGGTTGATTACACCGGCGTTGAGCTTGTGAGCATCCAGGCGACTGGTTGGCGCATCATCGGCCAAGGTCCTCACGCTGGTATGGCCATCCCGAAATGGCAAGACCTCCTGCTGCATGACTACCTGACCCTTCAGGTTCTTGATCGTGCGACCAAAGAGGTCATTGCGACAATCGAGAAGGTTCGTCCCCTCGGTTACTCGACTTCGATTGCAGCAAAGCAGCTGACGCAGATCCCTGCTCAGTACGTCGGTATTATCGTTTCTGACGAGTCGGGCGCGAACGCAGAATCAGCAGGTGCTTCGGACCTGGTGTAGGACATCCACCTACATTAGATTAAGCCGGCCTTGTGCCGGCTTTTTCTTTGCTAAAACTAGGCGATCTGCTATAGGAGACTTAAGGAGATCTCGATGGAAAAAGAAGCGCCAGGTGGACTCAGGTACAATCAGGGAAAGTCTAGGGTAGATCTCCTGTCGCCATTGGCGATGATGGGGACAGCTGCCGTCTTGGAGTTCGGCTCTAAAAAGTACGCCGAGGGCAACTGGCAAAAGGGCATTAGCTGGCGAGCTACCATCGGATGTCTCCTTCGTCACACCTTCAAGTTCATGATGGGTGAGGACATGGATCCGGAGTCAGGTCTTCCTCATGTTGACCACATTGCCTGCAACGCCATGTTCCTACAGGAATACTTCCGTACCCGTAAGAGCTTTGACGATCGCCTCAATACTGAGGTTGAGCCATCCGAGGTTGAGCCATCCGTTGAGGCGGGGCGTAAACGGATGATGGAGGAGATTGAGCAAGCGGATAAGCGCGATGAGCAGCTAGCAAAGGATGTTGAGCGTCTTGGCCAGTCAAGTCGAACAGACTTGCGGAACGAAAATGGAGTTCCGATCGCAGCGATTTGGTACGATAAGGATCGTTGCGCCTGGACCTTTACCGAATAGCCTCTGCCTCTCGTTTGCGGAAAGAAGTCTCCATGTGATGCAGACACTTCGCGGAGATCTTCCATCCGCGAGTTTTGCATTCATCAATGATAGCCATTTTTGCCACACTCCAGTTTGCTGGAAGAGCCTTCCGTGGGCAGCAGAGACTGAGAAGAAGCTGTGCACGCTCGAATGTGACAGATTTGCTCATGGGCTATCTCCGTGTTGGATCTGATCCTACGCAGTAAAAAAGAAATGTCAAACACTAAGGAGCAATCTTAGCGGCGAGGTAAAACAATGACTATTTCACTCGTATGGGAAGCTCTCGACGGCGGTCTTCAAAGAACGAAGATCCCCTCAGGATGGCTTGTCATGCACACAGCTTCGGGCGCTATTGAGGCGGTCGAAGATCCTTCACATATCTGGGCGATCTCCGCTCCAGTACCAGACCCCGTTCCCGTTCCAACGCCCGATCCCGTTCCGACACCAGTACCGACCCCCACGCCGACACCGACCCCGGTTCCAGTACCAGATCCGGTTCCGACGCCAGTTCCGACTCCAACACCCGTTCCTGTCCCAACGCCGACTCCTGTTCCTGCACCAGGCCCTCTAACCAAGAGCTTTATTGGAACAAACTTGAAAGAGCCGATCGATTGGTCGACTGACTTTCCTTTTATTAACCATCTCTGGAAGGTCTCAACGCCGTTCTCGGGCGTCCTTTACGGTACTTGGTCAGATGGCCGACCGTTGGATTTGGACGCTAAAAACAACGTGAAGTCCTTGGCGAGGTCTGTCAGGTTGCGTGCAACACCAGACTCTCCGTTTGTCAGCTGCCAATCCATGAACCGGATTACCTTGTACTTCTTCATGTCAGCAACGAAGTCAGGGTTGAATATCGAAGTGACGGAGAGCTGATCTTCCCTGACCATTGTCAGGTTGCGGAGCGGATCGGCAGCGTCAACAGCCGAAATGTTGATCGTAACTGGGTTAGAGGCGTTGGGTAGGACGACCATCTGGTTAGCCGAAGAAGACACGATCTTAACGTTCTCAACGACGATAGAACCCTTACCTTGCCACTTGATAACGAAGTTCACAAGAGGCCTTGGGCCCGTAAAGACAACAAGCCGAGCTGCCTGACCT